TGCCGAGTCTTCTCTCACTCTTTGAGCAATACCGTCCAATGAAGCACTCAAGACATTAACTTGATTGCTTAAATTTATTAGTGAGGAATTGATATTATCAAAAGCAAGTCTATTTTGTTGCAGCGCAAGAGTGGTCCTAAAATCTTCCCTTGGCTGTTGCTCTTGGGGACGATTTAGAAAAGAAAAAGAGGAAACTCTAGATCTTCTTATTCTTAGTAAACCACCTGCGATTGGCGATGAAAACTCAGCCATTTAGTTGAGATTGCTGTTGTTTTAAATTTTCTTCCTCAATGTATTGTTTTAGGAAAGTGAGATAAACCTCTCTTTCCCAAGGTATCATGTTTTCTAACTCAGTCAATGAGTATTTATGATGCTGCATCAAGGAAAAATTTATCTTAAAGTATGACTCAAGATCTTCATGAGCCATACCTATACGAAAAAAGCGTTTAGTCCCTCCAAGACAATATCATTTTCAACTTTTGTATTTGGATTTAGTACCTTAATAGTATGAGTCAACTTAGGCATTGTCTCAAAGAAAGTTTCAATCTCCTTGAACTGCTTTGAACTCAACTGCTCAAGAAACTCTTTCAGTTCTTTCTTAGAACAATCCGCTGCTGACCATGACTCTTCTTCAGAATAAACTTGTTCAATACAAGAAGAGATTAAATCAAATGTGCTATCAATATTGAGTTGTTCTGTACTGAAGTTATTCTTGATAAACTCTTCCATTGATGGATATTTCATTCTCAAAATGAGATCATTATCTAGTACAATGTCTCTTTTGTGATCTTTTCCAGTTTGAACCTTAATATCATCCAAGTTAATTACCACAGGAACTTGAGTAGTCTCATCGTCTGGACAAGTGACGATAACTTCTACTTCCTCACCAACAGACTTTCCTCTGATATTCAAGAACAAATATTCAATATCAAATGTAGATAGTTGCTCAATCTTAACACTTCTAGTTAAGATGCAGTTAGAGATAACTTCTTTAACTGCGTTGGTAATTTGCTTATCATCCTCACTTTCCATTGCGATGATAAGAATTTTTTCTTCTCTTACAAGAAAGGGGCGATATTTAATTTTCTTTCCATTGGAAGGTAGTTCCAACTCATAAGTTGGTGTAGAGATTTTTGGTAAAGGCATAACAACCCAAAAAGTTCAGTTAAGAATATTTATCCAGGTCCGTAAGGGCTATCGTAGACTAAGCCTTGATTAAGTGCTTCAGCATAAGTCATTCCGGAAGGAATAAACACAACACCACTACCACTATTAGCACCAGATGATACTGGAACATATTGTGCCTCGCTACTACTAGATTGGGGTGGTGGTGTACTGGAGTCCTTATTGTTATCAGATCCTGTATGAACAGAGTAACTATCGGATCTACCACAAATATATCTGTCATAACTAAAACGAACAGATGCTTTTAATATTTCAGAACCTTCATATTTTACAGGTACTGATGATAGATCTCTAGGGAACAAACCCCAAAAAGTATATTCTATATTGTTCTTATGGTCCCTATCAAACTTAATAATCTTTGTTTGATTTGATTTGTAGTCTGATGGATATTCCATTCTGAAGAAATAATCATCAGATGCTTTCCCGTTCCTATGGACAGAACCATTAGAAATAAATTCCATCCAGTGCTCTAAGAACTTGAGTGTTTTGTATTCACTATCAACATAAAATTCAAGACCTATCTCTGTAAATAGTCTTGTGTGAGCCATATTCTCAACGACTCCCATAAAGTTTCCTTTAATATTAGCAGTAGCAAAAGAACTTCCAGGTAAGGAAGCAGAATAGCAAAGAAGTCCTGAAGTTTCAGAAATAAATCTATAATCAACATTACGAACAGCTAGGTGCTGACTTAAAGGTAGAGAAAGACCACCAAAGATAACTTGATAATGAGTTGTCTGCGCCAGGTTTGTTAACGCTGGTTTGAAATCCGATATCTTTCTTGGTGTAGGTGCTGACACTCTAAATACCTTATACAGTTCTTACATTATTAGTTATTTAGATGGCGTATAAGGGAAAGTATCAACCTTCCAACCCAAAAAAATACAAAGGTGATCCAAGTAATATAGTATATCGTTCCCTCTGGGAGCGAAAATTCATGAGATACTGTGATTTGACTCAGAATATTTTAGAATGGGGTAGTGAAGAAATGTATGTGTGGTATCGGTCTCCAGTAGACAACAAACCACATAGGTACTTCCCAGACTTTTATATTAAAGTTCAGGAGTCATCTGGGAAAATAAAGAAATATATTATCGAAATCAAACCACTTCGTCAGACTGCTCCTCCAGCAAAACCAAAGAGACAAACTCAAGGTTATTTGCGCGAGGCATATGAATATGCTAAAAACCAAGCAAAATGGGAAGCGGCAAAAGAATGGTGTCTTGATAGAGGTTACGAGTTCAGAGTCTTTACTGAAAAAGAACTAGGTATCAAGTAATGGCAAAAAGACCCACAGATACAGATACAAATGTAAACCGAGTCCGTGGGATAAGTGATAGTATTATTGGTATTAGAGACCCTGATGATATTATGGTAGAACTTTTGGCAGTTCTAAATGAAGGACCAAAGATACCTGAAGCAGGTAAGTTTTATGTCTTTGTTTATAATGCTAAGACAACATCATTAAACTATGATCAAAATCCCTTTGTTGCCGTCACTGATGTATTTCAATGGGGTTTCCGTGGTCTGAACTTTCATTGGGGTGAGACCAGACAATACACTTGGAATGAAGTTGCTGGTGGTTTGTATGAAGTCTACCCATCAGAGGTGAAAGATTTACAAATGATACCTTTTGCCAATTTTCGTCTAAATACTTAGAAAAACCAATATAAATGTCCGACTACTTCGATGGTGCTTCATCCGTTGGTTCAAATTCCTTTACTCCCGGTTCTTCTGCCGCTGCAGCCGAGTCAACTGTTAGTGGATCATTTTCCACCAGTGGAGAATATACAGATGCTCAACCACAAGCTCAGGCAAATGCTTCTGCTGCTTTATCCGGAACAGGTGCTCTTACTCCTGATGATAAGTTTTTGAGGTATCCATACGCCAGAATAGAAAATGACTCTGACTATCTAAAAATTGAAATTGCTAAATTTACAGCACCATCAATTAATCTACAATCAAATTTTAATACTGATGCAGAAGGCAATATTGATCTAAATGATCCAATTGCCAGTGATGCAATTTTTCAACTACCCACCGTATCAGATTCAGTAACTTCATCGATTACTGATACTAAAAACATAGTTCATACCATTTGTCTACCAATACCAGAACAAATATCAGATACAACACAAATCAGTTGGGGAGAAGGAACACTTAATCCAGCAGAAGCGTTTGGTGTTAGTTTTGGTGATCAATTTCAAGAAGGTCCAGGGAAAGCTTTAGAAAATGCGTTAATGGCATTAACTGCTACTGGTGCATCAATAGGAGGAGATCCACAATTACTAAAGGCATTGCAAAATGCACTTTCAGCAACAGCTGTTGGTGCTCTAGGTGGTAATGTGAGTGCTAACCAGTTAATCTCAAGGGCAACTGGTCAGGTATTTAACCCAAACCTAGAACTTCTATTTGATGGTGTTGGTCTTAGAAACTTTCAGTTTAACTTTGACTTTTTCCCAAGAAATCAAAAAGAAGCAATAGAGGTCATTCTCATTATTAGAACCCTTAAGAAAAGAATGAGTGCTAATAGAACCGCAAGTGGAAATTCTGCAGTTGGTGGTGTCTTTATCGGAGCACCACATATCTTCCAACTAACTTATATGAAGGGTAACAAAAAACATCCAATTCTAAACTCTTTCTTACCAATGGCTCTAGTTGATATGCAGGTCAACTATACTGGTTCCAACACATATTCAACATTTTGGGATGGACGCCCAACTCATGTGCAAATGAGTCTATCGTTTAAAGAACTTAACCCAATTTATGCTGAAGATTATGAAAAAACAGATCCATTTAGTGTAGGTTACTAAAATGAGTTACTTCAGAGAACTACCAGACTTATTCTATCAGTCCCCATTAAAAGATAGAACTTCTTCTACAGAATATGTAAGAGTAAAGAACATTTTTAGAAGAGTTAAACTTCGTGATGACTTGCAGAATGTCCTTACTGTTTTTAATAAGTATCAGATTCTTCAGGGAGAAAGACCAGAAATAGTTGCCGCAAAACTTTATGGTGATGTAAGTTATGATTGGGTTGTCTTAACCTCTGCTGGTATTGTAAATGTAAGGGACCAATGGCCCCTCTCAGACTATGAAATGTACAAGTATGCTGAAAACAAATATGGGGATGATTTGAATAGAATTAGGTTCTACGAAACAACCGAGGTCAAAGATTCTTCTGGAAGACTAATACTTCCCAAAGGTAAAGTTGTTGATTCAGACTTTACTATTCCCAACCCAAGTATACCTTCAGCAAACTTAAATCCTGTTGGTGGCGTCACTAATTATGAGCATGAAGTAAGACTAAATGAAGAAAAAAGACAAATCTATGTTCTGAAACCAGAGTATCTACAACAATATCTAAATGATATGAGAAGGATTATGAAGTATGATAGATCTTCTCAATATATCAATAAGAGAGTTGCTGCTACCGAAAACACCAGAAATACTTCACCACAGTAATTCTAGTTTCTTATCAAACATCATAACGTATCGGTGCTTGCGGGAGCGTTCTTTCCATTCTCCCTCGGCACCTTTTA